GCCATAGGTGCGGGTCCTAAAAAGTTCATAGACTCATTATCAGATAATGCGCCAAGAATATTTACAACCGACTTGCCGACAGACTTTAAGTTTATTTTCTCAACATTATCATCAATAAAACTTAAAGAACGATTCAGCCAGCCGTCCTCCTGAACCTCACCGACAACCAACGAAGGCTTTTCGGATAAGATTTGACTAGCAAGTGTGACACCTTTTCTATCAGAAGGTCCTAACTGCTCCTCAGAAAGATAATTGGTCGAAGATGCCAAATATTCTAAAATTATTATTAACTCATACTTAATTTTAGAAGCGGCACTGGTCAAAGCATTCTGCATACCGTAACCGTTAATAATCATAGAATTAGGATTCTCAGATACAGTGTTCAAACTAAAAATAAGATCATTTGGATCTTTCGGTCTATATAAAACCTGTATTTTCCGATTAACAAAATCTATTTCTTTGGTTATACCTTCATTAACCAACTCTGCTTCTAAAAAGGTTGGTGCTCCGGTAGTACTTATAATACCGGGTGCTCTAGGCATACTAGAACCGACCGCATACCCATTAGTATAAGACTTCGCATTAACATCCCAAGCACGCAAGCATGCACCAACGACTCTAGATGATACATAATTCGTAATAGCCATCTTCGTGGTGCCTAATTCGATAGCTGTACTACCGGGCGTTTGTATACCAGTTGCCATATTCAAAGTTGAATCATTAGCTAAATTCAAAACGGTAAAACCGAAATTTTGTGGTACCGCTATTAACGAAAAATCACCATTAGCATTAGTACTAAAAGAGCCTTCAAATACAAATTTAGTACAAGCGCTCTTAATTGGAAATTCTGAAGGTATACGACAAGGTGCCGCATTATAAGGATCTAACACTGCTTTCACATAACAACTTGTGTCAGTTGGTCCAGAGGTACTATTATATCCATTGTATCCAAAGTTTCCTTTGGGTAAACTTCTCTTAACATAGACATCACCTCGTTGAAACTGAGTTCTTTGTCTTCTCCTCTGGTTCTTAAGCCTACGTTTCTCCCTCTGCGCAACGGTGAGCTTGCTCTTAAAGGTTTTGTTAAGAGCATTTGCCAACACATTACTAGTAATCTGTTTATTATTCTGGCGCTTTCTAAATGAACGCATAGGCTTACCTTCAACGATAGTTGTATTAACACGAGTAGACATCGAATTATTCTTTTGAGACTGGGTATAAGTTTTTTTGTGATTTCGCACGACATAAAAATTCGTATCATTACCGCCTACACGATTATATAGGCAGTCATAAACTTCAGAGGTGCATAATTCGTCAGTAAAAGCAATATTATAACATAAATTATCAGGAAATTGATAAATGACTTCCCACATCTCAATAACTAGATTAGCATCAATCAAATGAGCATGAGTCTTCAACATAGCCACATCATAAGACTCTAAATAAACTTCTATACTACGTTTCTGTTTCTCGGATGGTCTGTAACCTATACTACCATCCTTATTAATAAGCGTATCGAGTTTATGCCTCATATAAAAAATCATATCACTTATCATCGGGACATTCTTGCCCCACATTGAATAGGACATATAAACGCTGTATAAATGCTCCCCATAATCAATTTTCCTATTACGAGGCTTAACAAGCAATGCTTTATGCAATTGTCTAAAAATAACAAACTGGCCGTTAGGCAATCGGATCGAATGTAAAGACAAAAAATCCATATAATCAAAAGGTAAAACCGTTAGTTTTTTTATTGATTCACCTGTACCTTTCATATCTGCATCATTGTTAATACTAAAGGTATTGGTTATAATATTAACCATTCTTTGGGTGTATCTAACTACCTTCATCAAACTATCATCGCCATGGGCATAATTATATATATCATTACCTACATCGTACCTATAACAATTACTAGAACTATCAAAATAAACCAAATCATATTGCATATTTGCTTGATAAGACATATATTGGTTTGACATATGAACCCATATACTATTTAAAGTGGTGGTATGTACACCCATTCCACTGGTGACTGTGTTTTCAAATTCTACAGTCATAAAAGGATCAGTACTATTCAATAAGTAATAAGCTTTATGTCGTGTATTTAACATAAAACGCCTCAATTCGGCATGGGCAGATTCTTCTATATTACCTCTATCGGTTATATAAGAAAAGAAGTACTTTATAATCCTATTATGAACGGATATTATTAAACCATTTTGGTGAGCATCATGGTTCTGACCATCTCGTGCCAAGGTTGCTGAATTATCTAAATCTCGGCTATTAGATATATGTAATAGATCCTGAGTAAACCTATCAGATAGGTCTGCACAGTTCATATCAAATACCAACCCAGGTTCAATCTTTGCCAACATTTTCTTTAAAAGCCAGCTAAAGTAAAGTGCATATCCTGAACCGGTACGATGTGTACTCATAATTGCCCTAGGTTTTCCTTCACCGTATTTTGCTTCGCTAGTTTTAACAAAGAAATTCAAACTATCAACTATTCTCCCCGTTTGTAATACTTCTTCAGCAGCAGCAGCATACTTCTTAGCTTTTTGTGGCTTACGTGTCTTAAGATAATCTTCAAAAGTATATGAAAAATCTAACATACTTGCCCTCTTAAGCATCAAAGGCAACCTAACGTCTAACCATTCATTAAACGATTTAAACCAACGTGGGTCGCCTCTAGGACATTTCTGTAATTGCCTATTCAATAAAGCTGAAACACCATTTCTAGCACAACCGTCATAATAAAAACACTTATTAAGTGCACCATTAGCAACAACATCAGGCATAGTAGGGCGATATGTATCTTCGCCTTTACATGTGCATGGTAACATATCAGCTATTAGCTCGCCACGAACGTATGCTCTTTGAATCGAGTCATCACTAAAAACTACAGAAATGGTTTGGTCACCTAAATCAGACGGTTTAACTGATAGTAATGCATCATCAACATGTCGAACATACGAACCGATTGCCTCTGCGTATCTTACCAACAATTTCTTAATTGGTTCATTACGCATATCTTGATAAACAGCATAACGCACATTATCAGATGAAGCATTAATCAACATAGACATTTTAAAATATCTATAACCTTGCACACACAAAGATAATGCACTAACTCCTACAACAAAAATACCAATCATCGGTACAGACAAATATGCAGATACTGTACACATAAACATCGAACCAGCTATAAGAGAG